ATGTTTGGAATGCGTTGATTGTAACGAAGTGATCCTTGATGCTGAAATTTATACTATTTGTGGTCGAGAAAATACTTAAGGAGGAGTTACTATTAAGTACCTCGCAACAATAAAACGTTATTACGATTCTGAAAGTGTTATGTTTGACACTGAGAAAAAAGCCGAACAATGGTTGGACAGTAATAACAATAACGCAGAGTATACAACTTACATTGATATCTACAACGATAAATGGGAAAAGGTAGATAGTATCACCTACACAGAAGGAACATGCTAAAGGAGTGATGTCCATTGGGCTTATTATCTGATGATCATGTGTATAGCTATTCCCAATTAAATTCATTTGACGAATGCAGATATGGATTTTATCTGCAAAGAATAGAAGGGATGGAAGAGCAGGCAAGCAATGCGTTTGCAGAGCGAGGCTCTTTAATACATGACCTTCTTGATCAATGGGCAAAGAAAAAAATCACTAAAGAACAAATGCTCGAAGAATATGAAAGAAGATATTCTGAAGAAGTAATAACTGCGTGGCCCAGAGTGCTTGCAGCTAAAGGATATGCAAAGAAAGCATACGAAAATGGCATCGAGTTTCTTGAAAACTTTGATGAGTTTGAGGGCTACGAAGTTATATCCGCAGAAGAAAAGTTTAAGATCAATCTCCCATTGTCAATAGGAGGAACACGACCGTTCATAGGCATTATTGATATGCTGTTAAGAGAAAAGAAAACGGGAGATTTGATCATTTGCGATCATAAATCAAAATCTCTTCAGTCGTTCAAAAAAGAAGAAGATGAAATGTACAGACAACAGCTTCTTTATTCAACATATCTTAAAGAAAAGTATGGGGATTATCCTGCACGGTTAATGTTTCATCTGTTTAATGAAAATGGCGTGAAGCCAGAAAGACTGTTTTCAATTGAACAGTATAATGAAACACTTGATTGGGCAACAAAACAGATAGTTGGAATAGAAGAATGTTCTGTGATTGATTGGCTTGTATGTAAAGAAAAGCCTGACTACTTCTGTTGGAACATTTGTTCTGCAAGAAAATTATGTCCTAATGGTGTTCAGCCTGACTTTAAGTCAAAGAAGAAAACAGAGGAGTATGAAGGCTATAAGGATAATTTGTTTTGATTGGAGTTAAGCATGAAAGAATACATTAAGATTGAAACCCTATTTAATAGGGATATTAGTGGTACTAAAAAGTTAATTGAAGGTTCTTTCAGAAATCCGACAGTAGAGTTTCTGAAAGATAACAAATGGCAATGGACAGAAAAGGTTGATGGTACAAATATTCGTGTCCATTGGGATGGTCATGTTGTTTCTTTTGCTGGACGAACAAACAATGCTCAAATTCCTGCTCCGCTTATAAATAAACTGAACGAATATTTTGGCGGTGAGACAAATGCTCAACTGTTTGAACAAACATTCGGTGAGCGCGAAGTGACTATTTATGGTGAAGGATATGGTGCGAAAATTCAGACAGGTGGAGATTATGTAGAAGATGGTAAAAGTGTAAACTTCATTATGTTTGATCTTATGATTGGCGATAACTATCAAGATCGTGAATCTGTTTGTCGATGTGCAGAAACATTTGGAGTTGATGTAGTGCCTGTCGTTGGCGAAGGAACGCTTGAAGAGGCCGTTGCATATGTAAAGAGTCATCCTATGTCGCATCTTGGACGAAAGATAAAAGAAATGGAAGGGGTTGTATGCCGTCCAATAATTGAACTTAATGATAGGTGCCATAACAGAGTTATTGTAAAGATTAAATGGGAAGACTTTAAACATTTTGTATAACGTTCAATAACATAAAATATGATAAATAACATAGGAGATGTTAATAAATGAAATTTGGTCGCACATTAACAGAATTAGCAATAGAACTTGACCGGCAAGCAAAAGCAAAACACGACTACATGCTCGATACTCGAAACATTCATGTTGATTGTGACAGCGCAGTAGCACAAATGACATTACGCAATGATGCAACTGGTGAATCTATTATTCTGAACATTAATGAAATAGCTCATAACCAGATTGGTACGCATCTTGGTATTCCTGCTAAATATTATGACAAGATGCGTGACGAAAATCCCATCTTGCTTGCAGAGAACATTAACAGTTGGTTTAATAAACAGCCTAAGAAACGAATGGTTCGTACTCTTGACGGAACAGTTCGTGCGTTCCTGTCTGATCGTTATCGGCGTATCGATAACTATGAAATTGCACAGACTGTACTTCCTATTATTGCAGACATGCCCGACGCTAAGATCGAATCTTGTGAAGTCACTGATGAACGTATGTACATCAAAGTTGTAAATCCCAGGCTGACAACTGAAGTCGTTCCAGGCGACATTGTACAGTCTGGAATGATGATTACAAATTCTGAAGTTGGACTCGGTTCTATGACTATTCAGCCTTTAATCTATAGACTAGTTTGTTCTAATGGAATGGTGGTAAATGATGCCAAGACTCGTAAGTACCATGTTGGTCGTGGAAATGAAGCCTATGAAGACTTTACTCTTTATAGTGATGAGACACTTATCGCAAATGATAAGGCGTTGCTTCTCAAGGTTCAGGACACAGTAAGAGCCGTTGTTGATCAGACTCGGTTTGAGAAAGTTGTAGATTTAATGCGTCAGGCAAAGGGTGCAAAGATTACAACATCAAACATTCCTGCTATGGTTGAACTTGCAGGAACAGACTTCGGTTTCTCCAAGAAAGAAGGAGAAGGTATTCTGGATTATCTGATTCGTGGACAGGATCTTAGTCTCTATGGCTTTGCTAATGCTACGACTCGTTATGCGCAGGATGTACCTAGCTATGACAGGTCTACAGCATTAGAGTCTATTGGCTATACTATTATGGGCATGTCTCCTGCCAAATGGAACAAGCTGAATGCTACAGAAGAGGTGGCTGCATGACAAAGATTTTTGAGTTTTTCTGGGATGATTTAACAGAAGAGTGTCAGGAAAGATTTGCTGAATTTTTAAATTTTGAAGAAGGTGAAAACGGGAATTATGATTTAATTCCGTTTGCAACTTTTGAGGTAGAAGAGGACGTTTTAAACGATGGGTCAAAGACTTGTGATTCAAATTGTACATAATGGTGAGCCGTTGGCTAACGCATACTACCATTGGTCGGCTTATACAGGTTCGTCTCTTGAATTAACTAACTATATTCTGGACTTAATTGATAATGTAGACGAGAAGTATGATCCTAAACAAAAGGCTGTTTGGTTGCTGTTTCAGACTGGAGCAAGATTATATCCAAATGAAATGATATTTATAAATGACGAAAATATTGATATGGCTCCTTATCAGTTTGCATATGATGAAAAAGAAGCAGACAGAAACAGCGGACTTCTTAGTTTGTCACAACACGGCATGGAAGAAAGTTTAGGATGGGCTGAGGGAGAAGTCACAATAGACATAGGTAATGAAGAAATCGACTTTGGTGTTTACTGGACAGATTCTGTTGATAACTTCCTTGAAGAATATGCAGAAGACGAAAACATTAATGACTATCCAGTAATTAATCTTGATTATCAATTAACCTTTGGAACATGGCAAAGATTCTATGATTCTATTATGCAGATTCTAGATTCTGGTAATTATCATGCTATAAGTCCAGATAGAGAAACTATTTATCAGTTTATATGCTAATCGCTCCAGAAAATGTACTTCTATAACATTTGCTGGAGAAATTAGGGAGGTCTTTGCTGTCTGCGGACAGCTAAAGTGTGCAAAGAGATACGTCTCGAAAAAATAACGCTCAAAACTTAATATCATGACTCGTCCCCGGGGCTTGAGTTATGGTAGCTTACGACAGCCCGATTGCACTAGAAGCGTTTGGTTAACCTTTTATGGTTGATTCGTGAGCAACAGTAAAGAACAGTAAAAGATCTTTAAAACAGTAAAATGAGGACGCCACAGCTACAGGCTTTCATACTGTGTATGGTTTGTCGGACGTTCAGCCGACCGCAGGAAAGTACAGCGTACTCGGGAGCGATGGAGGGATACTGATCAACCCAATGCTTAGAGGGGGTAGGGCTAAGCTAGAAGTTTAAAGTCCATAGAGTGTTTTCGATTAAAAGCTTCGCACTCTATGGATTATTTTATTATGGAGGATAGTTCTATGAAAAATATTAAATTAGCAGCTCCTTGGATTCAATATGCGAGCGCTGTAAAAGCACTGTTTGAGAGAGACGAAGATATTAAATTCTTCTATGATGAAGATAAAGTTGAAATAAAACTACTTGTTTCTAACGCGGATAAAGCAAATGCGTTGGCAGAACTTTTACCTGAAGAAAAAGTGTTTGGCAACGTTACACTGTATATTAATATTGTTCCTGCTAATTATACAAAACCAAAGAGCGTGTTATTTAAAGAACTGTTCGAAGGAAATCCAATATTCAAAGATGCTATTGATGTACAAATGCAATCTAATCCTTTGACTTATATTGTCTTTGAGAAAGAAGTCGTTCAATATTATAACGATAATCTGCAAGACCCTTACGGACTTAGAAGTACGCTTTATCAGATACTTGCTGATGAAGTGTTCCCAGAACATGAAGGTGTATTCTTCTGTACAGATAAAAACAATGACAATCTTGTAAACTGGTTTAAAAACAACATGGAAAAGAACCAAGCTACAGCAGAAGAAGTAAAACTATGGGAAAAATATAACGGAAAAGGATCTTTCTATGACGGTTCCGTGCTGTTTAAAAAGGGTGATATCAAAAACACCAAGGAGTGATGAGGCTTGCTTGAATTTGAGCCATATCACGTACACACCTCATATTCCAATTGTTTAACGCAACCAGACTCAACGATGTCGATTGAAGACTATGCAAAGATATATAAAGAACGTGGGCACCATGTTCTATGCATGTCTGAACATGGAAACAGATCGAACGTTTGGCAACAGTTTGAAGTTGCATTGAAGTATAGTTCAAACGACTTCAAAATGATTCCGTTGGCAGCATCAGAAACTTATTTTGTTCCAGACAGAACAGATAAAGAAAATAGGGGATACCATCTTATTCTTGTGGCAAAGAATATGGATGGTTTCTATCAATTAAATGAAATTCTATCAGAAGCTAATCTTACAGGGTTCTATTATCATGCACGAATTGATTTTGAATTACTTAGAAGATTAGACTGGCGCAATTTCATATGTACCAGTGCATGTGTTGCGGGTCCTTCTGATGAAGCGATGCTGTGTGAGTTGCGTAACATATTTAGAGAAAACTTTTATCTTGAGGTTCAGCCACATCCACAGCAAGTACAGATTGACAGAAATAAATGGATGATTGAACTTTCAAAGAAGCATAGATGGCCTCTGATGTTTGGCACAGACAGCCATTATATATTTAAGGAAGAGAAAGAACTACGCCGTGAGTTATTGCTGGCTTCTAAAATAACTTACGGAAATGAAGATGAATTTCTGCTATATCTTCCAACCGCGGAAGAAGCTTTAAAGATGCTCAAAGATCAAGGTGTTTTAAACAGAGCTCAAATTGAAGAGGCTATGGAAAATACATTGATTTTCAGAGAGTTTGAAGGTGTTCATTTTACAAACGAAAAGAAGATACCCAATCCGTATCCTGATATGCCTTTGGATAAAAGAAATTATTTATATAAGAAAACAGTATGCGATGAGTATATCAGAAAAGCAGGAATGCCGACAAAAGATGAAGCTGCAGAAATTCATGCAGAGATGGACACAATGACAAGCACGGGTACTGCTGACTATCCTTTGATCATGAAGAAGATTATAGACAAAGGGATTGAGTACGGCGGTGTATTGACAAAAACCGGAAGAGGTTCTGGAGCGTCCTTTGTGTCTAATTATGCAATGGGATTTAGTTCTATTAACCGTTTGCACAGTCCTGTTAAAATGTATCCTGAAAGATTTATTTCAGCAGATAGATTGGCAAATGGATTACCCGATTTGGACTGCAACATGGCTAACGTTGAAGCGTTTGAGAGAGCAGGAAAGGAGATCCTTGGAGAATGGGGATGCCTTCCAATGATTGCTTTCGGTACAGCTAAGACGTTATCTGCATTCAAGCTCTTAGCAAGAGCAAGAGATCTTGATTTTGAAACTGCTAACACAGTGGCTAAACAGATTCAGAATTATGAAATGGATGTCAAACATGCTCGTGAAAATAACGCTGACGATCCTGAATACGACGTGGATGATGATGTAAAGATTGAGTATTATGTCGAAGATAAATACCTTGAATTGATAGAAGAGTCTAAGAAATATAAAGGTATTATTACTGCGATTTCGCCTCATCCTTGCGCTCATTTACTATCTGATAAAGATCTTCGCAGAGAGACTGGCATTATCAGAGTTAAGTCTAAGTCAGGATCAAAAGAACCTGTATATGCAGCTTATATAGACGGGAAAACAGCAGACTCATATAACTATTTAAAGGCTGACTTCTTGAGAGTCGACGTTGTTAAAATAATAAATAATGCTTTCAATCTGGCAGGTATACCAGTAATGTCAGTAGACGAACTTCTTAAAGCTGTTGAGAACGATAAAGAAGTCTGGGACTTGTATGCTAAAGGTTACACCATAGGACTAAACCAAGTTGAACGTCAGAAATCAGCAGAAAGATGCATGATTTATAAGCCAAAGAATGTAGCAGAGTTGGCCGGATTCGTTGCAGCCATAAGGCCCGGGTTTAAGTCAATGCTTAACACGTTCATAAACAGGGAAAAGTTCTCATACGGTATACTATCGCTTGACAACTTATTAGCTACAAAAGAAATACCAGATAGTTTCTTAATGTATGATGAACAGATTCTGAAAATATTAAAAGCGGCTGGTATTCCTGGACCAAAAGCTTACGCAACAACAAAAGCCATTAAGAATTAGTGGCAATATGCAATAATGCATATTGAAAATGTGGTGAACCTACAAATGTAGGGTGTCTCAAAAGAGGCTAACGGTGAAAGACTAAATAAAACAGAAAGGAGGCGTTCATATGAAAGATTTAATCGGAAACAAGTATGGCATGTTAACAGTTATCGAAAGAGCTGGAAAAATTGGAACTGTTCAGCTAATAAAATGTCTATGTGATTGCGGAAATACTTGTATTGTTAGATATCCAAATTTAACATCTGGAACAACTTCATCTTGCGGATGTTTAAAAAGTAAAAAGTCGTCTGAAAGATTTTTAAAAGATTTAACTGGTAAAAGATTTGGAGAGCTAGTAGTAAAAGGAAGAGCATCAAATATTGGTGGAAGAAAAGTGCGTTGGGTTTGTGAATGCACTTGTGGCAGTGTTTGTATTTGCAGTGGAAGCAATTTAAAAAGCGGCAATACAAAAAGTTGTGGCTGTATGAGAGCAAGCATAAACGAAGGTATTATTATTAACTATCTTAGACATTATGGTTTTGTTTTCGAAAAAGAAGCAAAGTTCGATGATTTAAAAGCTTCTAATGGACGACCTCTTAGGTTTGATTTTAAAATATATACAGTCGGTGGGTTTTTCTTGTTAGAATATCAAGGCGAACAACATTTCAAACCGGACACTTGGTCTGATATCGGGAGAACATCAAGAGAATATACAGACGCTATGAAGGTTGAATATTGTAAAAGGAATAAAATAAACCTTGAATTTATAACATATGTAGAAGATACATTATTGAAACTGGATTATATTTTAAACAAATATGAAGTTTTACATGTTGATACCGTGCCAAGCTCGCAGGCATCTGCGTGAAGGTGTAACGACTATTCCGTATGGAAGTAGCTGTATGGTGAAACTCCATCAGCGAAGCGCCACACAACCTGTTGGGTTGATGAGATAGTCTACTCCCTTAATAAATATCGGGAAACCGAGGGTAATATGGTAAGAAAAAGAAGACCGAAAAAGTCTTAGCTGCAAAAGAAGATTTTAAAGCTGGATTTACTAGGTATTTAAAAGAAACAGAAAATGCATCAGAAAAAAAGGCACATCAAGTTGTAGAACAGATATGGACTATCATTGAAAATGCAGCAAACTATATGTTCTGTTGTGCACATTCGTTCTCAATGGCTTGCGATTCATTATATGCAGCATGGTTGAAGGTTCATTATCCGTATGAACTATATATAACCATGCTAAAGCTATACGATGAAAAGAAAAATACTGATAAGATTTCTGCCATTATATCTGAAATGAAACGATATAAAGGTATAAATTTGACTGCTGGAAGGTTTGGACAGGATAATAGAGACTGGATGGTTGATAAAGAAAACCATACGATATCTCAGTCGTTATCTTCTATTAGATATATGTCTAAACAAGCTGCGAGAGATTTATACAGAGTTGGACAAAACAAGTATGACACGTTTACAGACGTATTGAGAGTGTTGCAAATGGATACTTGTTTAGACACAAGACAAATTCAGATATTAATAGAGCTTGGATATTTCAAAGACTTTGGTGGTTCAGGTAAACTGATGAAGGTTTATAATGAGTTCTTTGAAGGAAAGAATAAGCTTACGAAAACTATAAAGTCATATGAAATAAGATTGCAAGCTTGCAGAGAATTTGAAGCCTCTTTGCCAGATGAAGAGTTGTGGATAGGGCAGAGACTGGCTTCAGAATTAGCTAACGTAGGGTTATGTCTTAGTTCAGACAAGACAGCGCCTAACAATCTATACTTTGTTAGGGAAATTGACGCTAAATATGGCGTCAAAGCAAAGTTCTATTCAGTACAACGTGGTACTACAGGTGTTGTAAGAATACGTAAAGATGACTTTGAGAAAAACAAGTTTAACGAAGGTGATTGTTTAAGGTTAATCCAGTTCACAAAGAGCCAAAGATATACATATAAAGGCGGAACAAAGACAGTCGTGCCTAATGAATATGATATCTGGGCAAAACAATATTCAGTGCTCCCTAATAGAAATTAAAGGAGATAAAAGAAATGAAGTATTATGGCATAGATAGTGTGTTTGGAAATGGCCAGAACTTCTATGATGAAAACGGAAATTTAGTAGGATATTCTATTGATAGTCCGTTTGGATGCGGTCAGGAGATATATAGTCTTGATGGACATGTTGGTTATACAATCGATAGTCCATTAGGTAATGGACAGCATATTTATAGTGATGAAAATGGTCATGTAGGATACACAATTGACAGCGTGTTAGGTAATGGACAAAACATTTATAGTGATGAATCCGGTCTTGCCGGATATTCTATTGACAGCCCATTTGGTGGTGGCGAATTCGGAGAAATTGATTTAGACACGTTTTAAAAAGTCGGGAGCACACTCTAAGACGGGCGGCCTCAAAGCCGCCCGTCGTCTATATTAAAAATATTAAGGAGTGATGTTCCTATGGGTTATACTGTTCCCTTACGGTTTATCAGAATTTCTACGAAACGTAGTGACAATAGACAGTTTGATGTGTGTATTTGCGCAACACGTATTGTTGCAATAATGTCGACTGAGATATATCAAGCACGAAAAGTTATTTCAGATGAAAGAAAAAATGGAACACTGATTAATGGATGTGGATTAACAAAAGCTAAGTCAGCTATTTTTCTTGATAACGGTACTGTTGTATCATCTCCGTTGTCTGTAAAAAGATTAATGGGAATGATAGAGAAGTCCAACGAAAAAGCAGGCAGTCGTGTTGATAAGAAAATGAGAGTCTTTGATGTTTATGACGGAGAGCATAACGAAGAAGACGAAGAAGTAGATGACGTGTCTGCATATGATGAAGAAATAGAAGAGTTTGATGAAGAAGACGATTTTGAATAACAGAAATAAAGGAGATAATTATGGGACTCGACATGTATCTTTTCAAAGTAAAGCGTGAAGAAGTTGCTTATTGGAGAAAAGCAAACGCCATTCATGCGTGGTTTGAAAATAACGTAGCCGATGGCAATCTTGAAAACTGTAAAGACTATTATGTTTCAAAAGAAGATTTAATTAAACTTAGAGATACTTGCAAAGAAGTAATAAACAAAAGTAATCTTGTTTATGGCATGGTCAAAAACGGAGAACAATTAACACAGGCTGGATGGAAACAGCTTTATGAGACCGGAAAGGTTATCGAAGATCCTTCTGTTGCCCAGGAATTGCTTCCAACACAATCTGGATTCTTCTTCGGAGGAACAGATTATAATCAATATTATATTAATGATCTGGAAGAAACCATAGAACAGATAAACAACATTCTAGATACGGTTGACTTTGAAAAATACGACATAGTATATAACGCCTGGTGGTAATTATTCGGTACCTAAGTTTGAGGCATTTCGAAAATGGCCATAAAGGAGAATAGTAATTCATACAAACCTCCGTAAAAGTGCAAGTTTTGCGGAGTTTGGTGCAAAACGTGTAAGTTTTGTCAAATGGCTGTAACACCGTGAGTGAAGCGCGCCACGCCGGGAAGACAGCAGCAGCCACATGATTAATTTCTTTAGATTAAGGAGTGGTGCTTATGATTGTATCTAGTGACGGCAATGAAGAGAATAACCTGAAAACTCAAATCAACATTCAAGAAGGAGAAGATAAACCTATGGGTAACGAAAAGATTAAGAGCCTTATGCATGAAGTTGAAGTTTACAAGCAGGCTGTTCAAGACGCAGAGGATGCGTTAGCTTCTGCCGAAATGGAACTGGATGAGCTCCTTGAACAAGAGTTTAATCAGTAACTTTGCGGGGAGGGGTGGGACAGTTTCCCACCCCTCTTTTTTATTTGGAGATAATTATGGCCGATAGTATAAAATTTGATCATTGTTATTTAGTGTGTAAACGCGAAGGTTACGATGAAGCTTATGTTTCTGAGTTGGATAACGTATCTTTAGAACAAACGTATGATGACCAAATAGGATCTATGTTTGGAAGAGGCTATATGCAGTATCTTCCGACTGTTAGTTCGCCTTACATAAAGGTACACGCAACCCTTAATGGTGGATTAAGAATGATACAAACAAAAACGTATGACGCTATAACAGACGAGGACGTTGAAAACATGTTCAAAGAGTGAGAAGGTGATTGTTTGGGCAAGATTGTTATACCACTTTCCAACAGCTACAAACTTGTAGCTGAACAAAACGAAGGAGAATTCGATAAAGAATTATACGTTGGTATTGAATCTCCTGAAGGGTCTTACTATCAGGACTTAGTTATTGTTCGTCCCACTTACAAACTACACAAAGAGGAAGTACTGTTCGACGCTGATAAATTTGAAATACTTGCATTCGGAGATGAATCACGGGAAGACTTTACAAATAAGTTTACCGTGAGTTTAAGACCAGATGAAGAATGAAGAAATGATATGGGAGTTTCTTTATGAAAAAATAAAGAACCCATTTGGTGTTGCTGCTTTAATGGGAAATTTATTTGCAGAAAGTTCACTTAATCCAACGTTGGCTAATGGGATTAAGAAATATGGATTAACAAGTGAAGAATATACACGGTTGGTTGATGAAGAAAAGAAAGATAACTTTGCAATAGATGGAATCGCTTACGGTCTTGCTCAATGGTGTTACTACACAAGAAAACAAGGATTACTTGAGAAGGCTAAGATGTACAACAAGTCAATTGGAGATTTACAGATTCAGTTAGAATATCTTGTTGAAGAATTAAAGAAATATACAACTGTGTATAAAACATTGTTGAATGCAACAAGCATTCGTGAAGCGTCTGATATCATACTGCAAAAATACGAAAAGCCAGCAAACCAAAGTGACTCTGTAAAAGAGAAGAGAGCGTCTTACGGACAAATGTATTTCCAGAAGTATAACGCACAACAGAAAGTATCATTACAAAAGAAAACAGCTAAAACAATATTTACAGCATTACAGAAATTATCAACATAATGTAGCTAGCCTACAGATCAGACGCTTAAAGAAAAAAAGGCAAGCTGCTCCATCGAAAGGAGTGGTCGCCTTGGACGACTATGCAAAACTAGAGTTAAATGCATCAAAAAAAGGATGGAACTGCTCTGAGTGTGGCCTGTTCACCGATTGCGTGGGCAGGCCCATCTTTGGAAGCGAGTCTTGGATTATAACGGCTCGATCATCGAACTGGATTGAAAACAAACCTAAGTATAAATACTGCCCAGGATGTGGGAAACCAGTAAGGAGTGATCCACATGCCTGAGAAACAAGAAGAGATTATTTATTTTCCAACAGACTACAAAGTACTTGCTGCTGATTTATCTTTAAAAAGACCAAGCTTTTGTTTAATGAGCATAAAAAACGAATCACACAATCCTCAAATAACAGATATTAAACTTGTAACAGTAGATAACAAGAACGATAAAAAGAAATGTCATGGACAATTGCTTGAAGAAATCATCGCAGCTTTACAAAAAGTATACCCTTTAGACTGTAATGTTTACTCTGTAAGGGAAAATGAGATTATGAAAGTAAAGGTACCATCCGAAAGAAGCCTTTCAAAAGTAGTCGGTCTAATGGACTGGGCGTTATGGGCTTTTTATGGAAAAGAATGGTACAGTATCTATCCGATGACTGTAAAAAAACTGGTAGCAGGATCGGGCAAAGCAACAAAGGAAGAAGTCGCTCAGGCACTTGAGAAGTATATTGGTAAACAAGACTATAAGTGTGACGACGAATCTGACGCTGCTGCTGTGGCTGTTGCATGGTTGATACAAAAAGGACAGATAAAGGAGATTGTATGAGAAGAATGTATATATACCGGCTTGAAGCTGGCTATTCGTACAAAGAAGAACCGGAAGTCGTCGAGTTCTTTTATGCTCCAAATAGTAAGAGGTTAATCCAATATGCTCAAGGCATATACAAGAAAGAAAAATACAACAAATACACAACAGTTAAAGTTGGAGTAACAAAACAACCCGAAGAAATGAGACGAATTTCTGATTTTGAAAGCTGGTATCTTAAGAAAAATATGACAGCAGATTTCTATTCAGAAAGGATTGAACCTTAATGAAGGTTATTTTTTTCAGTGTGGATGACGTTTTAAATTTCCCCGAATCTGATGCTATGGCTCCAAGCGGGAGGAAAGGTATCGCAGAAGCCAGAGTAAAAGAACTAAAAAAAATAGTTACTGAGTCTGGTGCACGTATCGTGTTGACAGGTAACTGGAAAACCGATTGGAACTTTGATGATTCTAAATGCACACAAGATGGTGTGTATCTCAACAAAAAACTAGAGAGAAAAGGATTACATATCCTAGATAAAATACGAGATGATATGACAGACGACGAAGGTATAAATGACTGGATGCGCAGACATCCGAACGTAACTGAGTCGTGTGTTTTAACAGATATAAATAATATAGAATGGACGGAATGGTAATGTGAGATATTGGAAAACATTTATAGCTATGTGTCTAATAGTTTGGCTAACAACAATGTGTTCTATTGCATTTATATTCCTAGGCATATATGGAATTGTTCACACAAATATATGGATGTGGATGATTATTGGTTTAGTGTGCCTGGTTATGTGCTTATCTTCATTTGCATGTTGGTGCATATTTGACGCAGAGCTAAAAGAAAGGAAGTACCAACGTGTCTGTAGAGGAAATAATATGTCAAGCTAATTTTACAAGAAAAGTTTTGACAACAGTATTCACAGATTTATCAGTAGGTGAATTGTTTAGTTTGGCAGACGAAACAATAGAAAAACTGATAAACGTTATTTATTGGTATGACAACAATCAACAGCGGCTTATTAAGGCGCTTGTGAAAAGAAACTCTCCTTCAAAGAAGGAGGTGATGAAATATGACTCCGCAAGAATTAATCCAAAAATTAGTGACTATTGAGGGGCCATGTTAGTATGAGGCTCTGCGCATACTGCCCAGAAGAACATGATACGGCAGAAATAAAAGAGTGCGTAGAAGAATTGTTGCGACAGGTATACGTTACCAAACAGTGTAACGATGATCTCTTAAAAGAACTAATTAAAATACGGAAAGCTTATAAGGAGGCAACTGGCATTGATTATCGAGACGATCCGTGAACCACAGGGCTTTGATCAGGCAATGATTGCAATGAGAAATCCTATGAATAGTTGGGGCAAGTCAGATTCCGAATGGGATTTCGAAGAGATGTGTGAGTTCAGCACTGGCAAATATATCATCGGAGAAAAGGACAGTGAACTGTCTTTAAAACTCCAGAAAGCCGGACCCGAGCACTGCAAGCATCTGCGCATGATTTATGTATGGGCAGATATTACAGCGCCAAGATATTGGTGGCAGGAATTCGACACCTACAGACACGGTGTTGAAAAAGTTTCTTGTTCAACCATGCACAAGATAACATCTAGACCTCTTGAAGAAGAAGACTTTGAACATGACGGATTAGATGATGACTTCCTTGTGTGGGTTATAAAGAAAATAAACAACAGTATTATGTCTTACAACCTTTGCACAGACGTAGATCATAAAAGAGAAATTTGGCGAGGAATTATCCAAGCGTTACCTCAATCCTATCTGCAAAAACGTACCGTGTGTATGTCTTATGCCGCTCTTAGAAACATTATAAGACAACGAGAGGGCCATAAACTTGTAGAATGGGAGCATTTTATACGCTGGGTAAAATCATTGCCGGAAAGTTGGATGATAACAGATGATTTGTCCAAAGTGTAATCAAAACGTTCGGTTTGCAACAAAAGATTCAAGACCAAGAGATTGGGGTGTCAAACGAGTAAGAGAGTGCCCCAATTGCCATTTTCGTGTTCCAACAATAGAAGTATATTCATTAACAGAAGAAGCACTGAGTTCACTAGGTGTTAGTCAATACCTTGTTGAATGCAGAGCACGAGGAAGGAAATCAAATGAGAAAATATGATGTTGCATATGTTCCAAATGGTCCAATGAGCTATTATCCTGTTAAAGATTTGCAGGATATGACTCTTGATGAAATTATTAATAAGTATATTAAGACTTGCGCTAAGGCAAACGGAAGCGTTTCTGTTTGTTCAAAGTGTCAGTCAGTATGTCGTGAAGGAAAGCGGGCTATACAATTGATTGCAAATGAAGTTTATAACGATCCGCCTATTCCTCTGTATGGCGGGAAAACAATGATAGAAAAAGCTAGAGAAGAAAATATGAAAAGACGTCAAAAGATGGAAGCAGAAAAGAACGGAACACCAATCGAACAGAAAAGAGAATATATCAAATGGGATGGCTGGTGGGAAGAATCCGTTGCTTCCGGTGACCAGATCAAATGGATCATGACGAATATGGGCCTAACAAGAGCCAAAGCAAAGAAGAAGATCTATCAATATAAATGGGCGCATGGTTTAACAAAGGAAGAAACCGTTAAGGAGAAACCTGTTGAGGAAAAGCAAGTTGAGGAACCGAAAACAATTTCTCTCGACGCCAACATCGAGACAAAACTCAATGAGCTTATGAAGAAGCAGGAATCTCATAAGAAGGAAATGGATCGCTATATGTCTTTATATAACAAAGAGAAAGAGGCGTATGATGCGATTGCCCATAAGATAGATGTTCTTTGCAGCGCAATAGACATAGTGAATGGAAACTAGGAGGTTATATGAATTATATAATCGTTTTGGCAGAAGTTCCGTATAGCGGAGATATTGTAGAGCAGTATATAAATGTTAACTCTATTGCATCTTTTTATGATGTAGATACAGCAACGCATATTATTCTTTCCAACGGGGAAAGAGTAGTAACAAGAAGCGCAGTTGCAAAACAGCTCAAATCACACCTTGCAAAACTTGGACATCAAATAACGAGGTTAGGATAATATGTTTAGTACAAAAGAAGAAAGAATGGACGATTTTGTTTCTTTATGGACAGAATTCGCCCCAGAAGAAAGTGATCATCTAATTACAGGTAACACACAATTTGTTAAGTATCTTGAAGGAGGAGGGTTCTTCACAGCTCCTGCTTCAACAAAATATCATGGTGCTTATGAAGGCGGTTTGTATGACCACTGTCGCTGTGTGTTTAACAGGCTTAACAAGCTAACACACGATAATAATTTAAGTTGGCAAAGAGACGAGAGTCCGTTCATCATAGGTATGTTTCATGATCTTTGTAAATGCGATCAATACAAAAAGGTTGGCGGAACTGTGACAATGCTCCAAGGGCAGGAAATATCAGCTCCAGCAGGATATCATTATGAGTTCGATGCCAACACAGTTCTAAAAGGTCATGCGCCAAAGTCTATTATGATTCTTTCTCAATTCATCACTCTCACAGAAGAAGAAATGTTGTGCATTAGGTTTCATATGGGCGCATATGAAACAGACGATTGGGATGCGTTTGACAAAGCTATACGAAAATGTCCAAACGTATTATGGACGCATATGGCAGATATGTTAGCCAGTAAGGTGGACGATGTATAATGCCGTACTATTATACGACAAATGCTTATACAACAGGGACTACAAGTTGGTCTACAACGAGCACAACATCATACACCTTCAATTATTCAAATGAGCAGCTACAGTCATGGATTGACAGCCTCAGCAAAAAGAGTGAGAACCGAATTGAGAAAGAAATATCTGATGAAGACATCATGAAGTTATTGGAGGATGACACATAATGCCACCACATGATGATTTAACAACAGCGTGGGCCCCACATATACCTGTTATTACAACAAATAATATTGGTACGGGCACTGACACGATTGATTTAGACGGATATACATATACTGCTACTGCGGCTTATGCAGCAGATACTGTGGCAAGAGCATATGCAGACATAATGGATGTAAATGCGTGGACTCCAATGACTGATGCTCAACTGAAATATAGTGGAAAGTATATTCCAAGAGAAGAGCTTGACAAATACTTAGAAAGCTTCGCTCGTAAGGTTTATAAAGTCTTTTCGGAACATATTAAGCTTGACATTACTGAAGAAGAATTCATGGACATTCTTGAGTAGGTGATATAAGTGACTGGAAAATTAAAAGATCTTACAATAAATCGAGACGGAAGTCAGAACATTACGATAACAGTTCAGAGTGACTTCAGAGAAATGTTCGACGAGCTGGCAGAGAAAGAAATAGACGTCGACATAAAGAAACATTCTAAGCGAAGATCTATGGATTCCAACAATCTAGCGTGGGTTCTAATAGACCAGATCGCACAGAAAATGAAAATAACAAAAACGGAAGTTTATCGAAACGCCATCAAGGAAATTGGTGGCGTTTCTGATATTGTGTGTGTACGTGATTATGCAGTGGAAAAGCTTATTAAAGGATGGACTCATAAAGGTCTCGGCTGGCAAGCGGACGTTGAGCCGTCCAAACTGCCTGGGTGTACTAACGTAACACTGTATTACGGTAGTTCAGTTTTCTCGACTCAACAGATGTCTGCTTTAATTGATTCTTTAATTCAAGAGGCAAACGAGCTTGGCATTCCGACCATGACGCAGGCAGAAATAGACAGATCTTTAGCGGTATGGGCTAAGAAGGTTGAAAAGAATGAGCAAGTCGATTCTGCAACCTGATGAGCATATTTGCTATATCTCAGGGGCATGTTTCAACCTTGATAAACACCATATCTATCATGGTTCTGCTAATCGAAAGCTTGCAGAGCGATATGGATGTTGGTGCTGGCTGCGACATGATATTCATATGAAGCTTCATGATGAGGATAAAACTCTTGATCGTAAATTACAGGAAGAATGCCAACGTAAGTTTGAGGAAACACACACACGAGAAGAGTTTAGAAAGATATTCGGCAAAAGTTATTTATAGGAGATTAATATGAAACAAACACAGAAAGTAATTGATTATATGAAAGAGTTTGGTTCCATCACGCCTTTGGAAGCGTTCAGAGATCTTGGAATCATGAGACTCGGTGCTAGAATTTGGGATATAGAACACCAAGGTGTAGAGATCAAACACGAAACCGAATACGCCCAAAATCGTTTCGGTGATAAGATCCATTACACCCGTTACAGTCTTGCCTAAAACTGGGCAGGTTTGTAATTCGGGAATACGATTAAACCGTATTCACAACACGCTCTAAAACGGAGTATGAGTATTTATCCATGACTGATTTTAACATCGTAAAGAAACGTTATTATCGAGGAGGAAATGATATATGCGCATCATAAAAAAAGGTAAAGAAAAAGATGAAGCAATAATATTTACATGCCGGAATTGCGGGTGTGAATTCGAGTGTCTGGATGATGAGTATTGGCAAGGAAGTTCGTTGTGCAATATAACATATCCTCCGTCATATACGATTTATTCTAACTGTCCTGAATGCCACAAGATTTGCAAAGCATTCAAGAGAGACAAAATTAAATCGATGAACATAACATTAACAAGTGCAACTGTAGATGGCGACAGTTTTGTGTGAGGTAAAATCATGAGTAAGAGTAAAAAATACACAAAAATATACGAAATATGGACATTTTTATTTAACACACAAAAAATGTGCGAAATTGAACCTGGTAGATGTCACGGCAGATTTTTAAAAAAGAAACTTGCTGAACGCGCACTCGCTAAAACGTTGGAAACACGCGGTGGTGTAAATAATAGTTTGTTTACAGACGGGAAAAAGACATGGCACTTTAGAATCGTAGAGCACGACATATATAATGACCTGTCGGAAATTGCACCTTTTTCGTATACGGATATTGCAGCATATGATCCAGTAAAGATGATATGGAAATGTAAAATGAATTATTCAAAAGAAGAAATGATAATAGCAGAACCAACATCTGAAAACATTCATAATGCAATTCGTGGTGGAAAAAATGACACAAAACCAAATATGCTTGATACAACAACATCAGACAATTTGCCGTTTTAATAAATATGCAAGATCCGTGCATACCATGCGATAGATGAAACAGTTTTGTTTGAATTCGAATCTGGATGGCACCTCATAACTCCAAGCGTTGTAAATCAACGACTTGGAGTTTTTTCTTGTTGTTTAAAAACTTAAAAGACAGATTAATAAAATGTGTATAAGTATACATGCCTTATATTTCAAGGCTTCCAGCCGTTTTAAAAGACGAAATCAAGACAGAATTTCGTCCAATCGGACAGAAAGTTCTCGCATCTTTTCCTGCTGC